AAAAGGCTTACGCCCTCGATGAGAATCTACGCAGTTTTCTTGCAGGATATGGGACCCAACTCAACTCACACTTTACAGGCAAGAATAAGTGGGACACCTCTTTTGGTGTAGCATCTATGGCAAGCCTATTTGGTAATACCCGCGATGGTAGATTCCAGGATAATAACCTGATTGAACTTCCTAGCAACGAAGGCTCAGAAGGTCTCAAGACTTTAGTACAGGAACTTATCACTTGGAAGCCAGATACTAGAAACCCAACAGACGTTGTCATGGCTTTATGGTTTACAATTATTCGCATTAGAGAGATGATGCAACGCTCAAGTCAAGCAACACAGTACTCAAGCAATAGGTGGGCGACTCGCGCTCAAAAAGAACGCAGATTCGAAATCAACCTAGACGACGCATTCGCTGACCAATGGTCAGAACAATATAGTTAGGATAACAATGGCGTTAAATATAGAGCAGGTAGTAGCACGCGTTGACGCATTGCGCTATCGCAATAGTGAGCGCGATGCTCGTAACCAGGATGTTCTCTCTGTCCGCAAAGGACAAATTTCAAGGGTATACCCTGACTTCTTTCCAGATGGTGTAGATGCCAACGTAGTTGCTAACTTTATCGATGTTGTAGCACGTGACTTATCCGAGGTCATGGCTCCTCTTCCAGCAGTAAACTGCTCTGCGGCTAACTCTGTCAGTGACAAAGCACGTGCTTTCGCTGATAAGCGTACCCGTATCGCTTCGAACTATTTCTCACATTCGGATTTGTCAGTACAGATGTACTCAGGTGCAGACTGGTACATCACATATGGTTTCGTTCCGTTCATGATTGAATTGGACGAAGAAGAAAAGATGCCACGCATCCGCATAGAAAATCCAATTGGGGCTTACCCAGAATTTGACCGCTATGGACGCTGTGTTGCATTTGCTAAACGATATCTAATGACCCTTGGAGAACTAGTATCACAGTTCCCAGAGCACGAACGTCAACTGCTTGGTTCTAATGGATATAAACAAGACCTCTATTCGCAACTAGAGATGATTCGTTACTACGATAAAGACCAGTCTATCATCTACTTGCCAACCAAACAAAATTTAGTTTTATCTTATGCAGCCAATCCGCTGGGTAAGATAATGGTTGTCGTGGCGCGTAAGCCATCTATTGATGGTGAACTGCGTGGACAATTCGATGACGTACTAGGTATTCAACTTCTCCGCAACCGTTTCGCACTTTTAGCAATGGAAGCAGCAGAGAAGAGTGTTCAAGCACCAATAGTGTTACCTCAAGACGTACAAGAACTCCAGTTGGGTGGCGATGCGGTTATCCGTACCGCTAACCCTGCTGGCGTTCGACGTGTAGAACTAAATCTACCACAGGGTGCATTCCAAGAATCGGCACTTCTTAACCAAGAACTTCGCGCTGGTACTCGTTACCCAGAAGGACGTTCTGGTAATATTGATGCTAGCATCGTTACAGGCCAAGGCGTACAGGCACTTATGGGTGCCTTTGATACACAGGTCAAATCAGCACAGGCAATCTTTGCATCTGCGCTACGCGATGTTATTAGCATGTGCTTTGAAGTAGACGAATCTGTCTATCCAGAAGAAAAGACCATTCGTGGTGTAGACTCTGGTTCTCCATACGAGATTACATACCGACCAAGCAAAGATATTAAGGGTGACTTTTCAGCGGATGTCCGTTATGGCATGCTCGCGGGTCTTAACCCTGCACAGGGACTAATCTTTATGCTACAAGCCCTAGGTGGCGGTCTTATCTCTAAGGATATGGCTATGCGTGAACTACCATTTACGATAAATGTAACGCAAGAACTTGAAAAAATTGAAATTGAAAACATGCGTACCTCGCTTCTTGGTGGTATTACCGCAATGGCTCAGGCTATTCCAGCAATGGCAACATCAGGTGGCAACCCATCAGATATAGTAACTAAGATTGCAGGAGTAATTTCTGCACGTCAAAAGGGCCAGTCCCTTGAAGACGCTGTAAGTGAGATATTTGCTCCACAGCAACCAGTTCCTCCTGTTGGGGCTGCACCTTCCCCTGTTGAGCAGCCGTCCCCTGTTCCAGGAGCGGCTCCAGCAGGAGGTTTACCACCAGAGGGTTTACCACCAGAAGGCATGATGTCTCCAGCAGAACAAGCACCAGACTTACAAACAATTTTATCTACCCTCAGTGGTAGCGGCAAGGCTTCGGGACGAGTAACAACTAGGGGATAAAAATGACTACGTTAGTAGCGATTCAGGGTGACGGATGGTCGGTACTAGGGTGTGATTCTCGCCTTAGTGATGAGAATGGTAGATTCCAAGTAAGCAAAACTCCAAAGATTATAGAAAATAATGGAGTATTGATTGCTGGTTGTGGTTCATCTAGGTCTAGTAACATATTGCACTACGGATATGTACAGCCTAAGCCATCATTAAAAGAAGATTTAAACAACTACATGGCACAGAAGTTCATTCCGCAGATGCGTAAGAACTTTGTTGATGCTGGTATTGATATGAAAGAGGACGGCGATGTTGCACAAAATGAAGGTGGATTCCTTATCTCAATCAAAGGACAGGTCTTCTCTGTCTCCGATGATTATTCTTGGGATACCGATGTTCGTAATGTATATGTTATGGGTAGTGGCGGAGATGTTGCCCTCGGTGCATTGGCAGCGTTGGGTGTGGAAAAAGTAAAGACTGCTACGCAAGCAGAAACTATAATTCGTAAGGCTATTGCTATTGCTATTGAATATGATTGCTTCTGTTCAGAACCAATCCATACATTTAAACAATTTAAGTAGGAGATGATAATGGCAGAAAATCGTGGCGGTATGCGCCCAACGGCTCCTCAGAACAATCCAGCCAATGTATCAGGCTCAGGTGGAGCAGGTACAAATGGAGATTACTCAGGATTTGGTTATGGAGAAAACAAAGAAATTAACCAGAACCGTGTAACAGGCAACCAAGCAGTTCAATCAGTTAAAGCATCAAGTCCTGCACCTCAGGGTGACAGATATGGTGGTATGAACTTTCCTCAACTAGGTACATTCATGGACCCAACTGGTGACAACCTACCTATCTCTGATGGTGTAGACTTTGGCAAAGGTGCGGATTCTTCATCACTGCCAGCAAACTTTCAGAATAACACACGCCCAGATGAGAATGCAATGATTGCAAAGCAATACCTTCCAGAATTGGTAATCGCTGCACGTTCTAGGAACGCACCAGATTCATTCAAGCGATTTGTTAATTATCTTATGGCGCAATAATGGCAGATATGACATTTTATCCTGGTAGTTTTTTTGACAACATAGACAAGTTTGCTAGTTCGCTTGGTTATCAGAATGCAGGGACAGTATTTGAACTTGCTATGATGCCTTGGCAGTCTGTAGAAGACCGCGATGCATTTATCATGGGAATTACCCAAGATGATGTAAAAGGTGGAAACGAAAAAAAATATATTAAACGAGATTTCTAGGGGGTTGCAATGGCTTGGTGGAATGATTTTACATCAGGTATAGGCCCTGCACTAAAGACATTGACGGGTGGAAGCAAATATCTTAGCGACGAAGAACGTCAAAAAGAAATGGAACTTTACTCTACAGTTAAAGACGCTTTAGCCAGTACGGATGAATTTTTAAATAGTAAGCCAGTTGTTGGTTCTATTTATGGTTTAGGAAAGAAAGCAAACAAAGGCGTAGCCGATAAGTTGCTTCAGATAGCAGTAGCACTTAACGAGAAAATTATATCTCCATATGTGTTTCGACCAATCTCTACAGCAGCACTTCTTAATGACCCAGAGTCCCCACTTTACAAAAAAGGTCAATATGAAGAAGGATTCCAATTTAGTGACATTAAAGCAGCATATAATCGTAGTGCTAAAGTTTCACAGTTTCAAGCACTTACTAAATCAGATTTAGTCCCAGGACTCAATTCATTTTCAAAACTTGTTCTTTCTACTGGAGATATTAATCTAGACGAAGTTGATGTCTGGAGCGATGAAAGTATAGAAAAGAACTATGTCGACAATGCTGTTGGTCGATGGTTTGCTGGATTTGGTGACTTTGTAGTAGGAACTGCAGCACTCGGTGGTGTTGGGCGAGTTGTTAGCGTTCCAGCAAAACTTGGCTTTGCCAAGGCTGGCCTTTATACTAAGACAAAGACCGTTGACCAACTTGCAGCCGATATGGAATCTGGCATTCAATATTCTAAGACTAATGGTGCTTTAGGCTCTCAGACTATCTCAGGTAATCATGCAGTTGTGCTTTCAGAAACCAAAGACTGGGGATTAATCACTAATCTTGTTTCCAGATATAGTACTAATGATAAACTTATTCCACTCATTCATGAGGCAACAGATGCTGAGGCTGTAAAAGATTTTCTTCTTGCAGACAAGGGTAATCTTGCAGCGCTTGAGCGTTTATCAAAAACTGCACCAGATAAATTATTTGATATGTCAGATACATCAGCCCAATTAACATCTAAATTTATGCAAACTGGAAAGACTTACATTCCAGAAGGACCAGCAGTTCCTCGTCTTAAATCAGCATTTGATGCTGCAATTAAAAGCAATCCACAGTTTGTAAAAATTCGTGATGCATTCTTTGATTCAGATTACAACTTAACTCCTGGTGGTAAATCATTTATGCCACAAGAGCCAGTTATTGGTAAAGGTCTTGCAATTGCTGCTGGAGAAAAGATTCGCTCTTTTAAAACTTCTACTCAGTTTCGTGAGTTTGACAACTTTGCAGATATTTTTGAAACAACGCTAGGAAAAGGTGTTGGAAGAATCTCCGTCAAACTTGTCAAGTTTGGTACACGTCAAGCACAGTACAAGCCACTAGGTTTTATAACTTTTTCTGGTGTTCGTCCACTTGATGGACGAGTTGAACTTAATGCATTTCTTAATAATATTAAGTTGTTCCGTAATGGCGATGACATAATTGATGTTACTGCCGATGGAACAAAGGCCAGAGTTGGCGAGGTTCGTAGAAGATTTGAAGATATGTATATGCGCTCTCTTGGCAAAAATGAAGTCGAAGTTCTTGACCAAATTGATGCTGAAGTTGGAAGACTGCTTGCTTATAAAGTAGGTCTCTACGATACTAAAGAAATTAATTCGCACATTGCTGCTTATCGTGGTAACGTAAATCGTGGCATTAATTCTATGAAGCAAAATGGATATGGCATTGGGCATGATGGAAGTCAAATCTATGTTGACCCACAGACTATCCGTCAACTTACAGAATCATATCGTTTTACTCCTTGGGATTCTATCGAAAACCAGTTCCTTTTTGGTGCAGAAAAAAGTGCTGTAAAGGCTGGAGTAACCCTAACTAAAGACATCGGCGCTCAGCTTTTTCGTGACTTGAACCGACTATGGACATTTGATGTTCTTGTTCGTCCAATGTACATCGTTAAGCAATCTATTGGTGAGCCAATTGTAAGTACAACAATTGCACAAGGAATGTCTTTTCTATATCAAGATTTACCAAATATTGGATTTAATGCTCTTCGCAATAGCGGTAGTTGGTCAGTAATTAAACTAAAGAATATTAAAAATAGAAAAGAACGTGCTTCAGTCAATAATGTAGTTCTTTCTAAGAAAAAAGAATATGCTATGGTTTCTGCAATTAAAGATAGCGCACAATCATCTTTAGAGGACCTTCTTTCTGGTCGCACTTCTCCAGGTACAAAAGCACAACACTTAAATTCAGCAAGACAAGAACTCAAGGCAGCGTCAGCCCTTCTAGATAAGGTAGAATTGGACCTTCGTGCTGCAGCCAAACCATTTGGAGCAACTGAGGCAATTCCAAGTATGACTACGCTAGAACGTCGCATTGCATTTTTGGAATCTCGTCCAAGTATTGGAAAAAATACTGCAGAAATTAAAAAAGCAAAAGCAGCAATTGCTAACTATAAAAACAAGATTAATAAACTTACTGCAAATAAAAAAGAAATTATAGATGCAGATAATCAAGTTGCCGTTGCATATACTAAAATTGATAATCTACTAAGCGAACTGGGCGTTGCCCTTAAAAATCAGGCTGATGTCTGGGGCAAAAACGCTAAGTTTAAAAAGCGCTGGTTTGGCCGAGAAGAACAGTATAGAATACTTGACAACGGAGAGTACGTCTCTATTGATTCATTTGTAGAAGGACCTAAGAATTTTACTTCTGGAATCAAAGCAGAAACCAGCAATGCTCTTACAACAGATTTAAACTTTCTTGGAGATGTATCCGTAAAGATGCGTAAGTCTCTTGTGGAACGTAAAGTTCCAATGGATTCAATTAAGTTGTCCGACCCGCTTTACTTTGGTGAACTAGAATATATAGCCAATCGAATTATGCGTGGAGACCCATTGATTGACCTAATCCTAGGCAATACGTCAATGGCTGAATTAAAGAAGTGGGCTATATCTGATGCTGGAATTAGATACTTACGTGCATTTGATATTACACAAAGTTCACAAGTTAACTCATATCTTGCAGATAAAGTTGCTTTAGTTAATCGCACATTTCCATCGCATGAGGCAAGAAATGCAATCCTGCAGCGAGAAGTAACTGGGCAGGAACTTCAAGGTTTTCTTGCCAACTATGTAGATGAACTTTATGACATTGTTCCTGGCAATTTTAATTATGGTGCTTCTAATATTGGTGGAGTAAATCCATATCAAGCACTAAGCGATAGAGTTAATAGTTTCTCATCGACAATATTCAGAACAATGGCTAGCGTAGAAAATCCAATTCGTAACGCATTCTTTGATAATTTAGCAATAGATGCGGTGGCTCGCAAGGCTCAGTATCTTATTGACCAGGGTATAGAAATGACTCCTGCGCGATACAATGCTTTGCGTCAATCTGCTGGACGTGAAGCAATTCAAGAACTTGAGAAGACTGTTTATACAATCCGCAGACAGAATCGTCTTTTGCACAATGCTCGTTTTGCTGTAGCATTCCCAACTGCAAATATAAATGCATTCTTTCGCTATGGAAGACTTGCTGCTAAAAATCCAATTCGCGCAACACAGTTTGCGTCTAATTATGGAAGAACATTCCAAACATTTGGTATCGATGAAAATGGTAACCCAACCAAAAAAATTGAAGATATTACTCACCTAGTTGTCCCTGGAACAAAAGAAATGGGTATAGGTTACATGGATGAGGGTATTGCCCTCAACGCCAAGTCTCTTGGATTCTTACTTAACCAGCCATCTCCATCTTTTATATCAGCGCTATCTGTTGGTAAGATAATGCAGAATTTTCAAGGAACAGAAGATGGAATTAAAAATGCTTTAAACATTAATGGTACAGACTGGTTCTCAATAATCTTTCCATATGGAGCACCAACTTCTTTAACTAAGCAGTTAACTCCACCTTGGGCTAACTCCCTTTGGAACGCTGCTACGGGAAACCAAGGAAAATCCGACTATTTGTCATCTTGGCGCTCTGTATATAACTATCACAAAATGTTGAATGAAATGGGAATCGAAAAGAAGTTTCCATCTGATGTAGAGATTCTTAAAGAAGTAAATAGTTTATGGGTAGAAAAGTTTCTTTCTGGATTTACATCTATCTTTGGTGTTCCTTATAAGACAGAAACTAACCCTATGCGTGGCACAAGTAATCTTTACTATAGACTACAAGACAAGTATGCAGCGCAAGGATATAGCAACCAAGAAGCGCGTGACCTTGCAGGCGATGAAATGATTTCACTTCTTGGACCTAAGTTTATGGTTGACAGAGTATCCTTTACTGCTTCAAATAAGCAACTTAATATTCCAGCAACCTATGAAGCATACAAACGCGTATTTAAAGATAATGATGCACTCGTTGGCCGCCTTGCTGCAATTGATAAGAATGATATTGGAATCGTTGGCATACTCACGGCAGACCTTTCAAGAACACAAGATGAAAAGTCAACTAATATTCTTAACATATTAAGTGACCCTAACTTGACACTTCCTGGAACAAGCAGTCGTCTTAATGATTTTAAACTTACTCCACAAGAAGTAGAGCGTGAGCGTATGAAACAACGCACATGGAATGACTATAATCTTGTTAAGGATGCCCTAGAATCAAAAATTTCAGACGGCAAGACACTGCGTGCTCATCCACAATTAAAGGCTATTCTTGACCAACTTGTTGAAACAAAATTTAAAGATGAAAGTCAAGCATGGTATGATGATTATCAACTTGCCGCTAGCGGAGATAAATCATACAAGTATGCTAGAGCCTTTAAAGAAGCCATCACAGATAAGAAATTTATGAGTGCTCGTTCAGGTGTACAGTTTTGGAAAGATGCAAGTCTTTTTATAAAAGCAAGAGATACAATTGTAGGCTTCTATCAGTCGCTTCCAGATTATGACCCACGCAAGTCTATCATCCGTGATAACTACAATGCATGGGTTATCCAGAATGCACAACAGTGGGACCCTAATCTAGAAACAATAATTAAAAATTACTTTGAGAATGACTCACTAAAGGCGGTTGTGTAATGGTTGATAAGGACAAAGATGGTATCTCAGACAACATAGATATAGACGGTGGAAATGGAACCAACAAAGCAGTTTCAAGCGCTGATGCACAAGAACAAGCACGACTTGCTGCCTTGCTTGGTTCCATTGACCTATCAGGATACATGGGTAATACTTCAGGTCCCACATCAACTAATCAGTCAAATGTCCAAACATCTGTAACTAAGTTAACTTACAATTCTGCTAAAGCAATGCTTCAAGATGCAATGAAGGAAGCAGACTTTGTTGGACAACTAACATCTGCTGATATTACCAAATTTATGAAGCAGTTCGATGAAGAACAAAGTAAGCAAATTGAAAAGATTGTTACATCTTCTAGAAGCAAAATTGTTCCTGGTGCAACCGAAGATGCAGAAAAAAAGATTCTTGAATCAACAGCCCGTCAAGAATTCCCATCATTTTTTAAGCCTTTAGATATAGCCAAGAATTTTATCTACGCAAAGATTAACTTTGGTAACTCTGCAACACTAGGTGCCAAGTCTCTTAATGCCCTTTCTCAGGTACGTGGAATTGCAGAGAAGTTCCAACTTTTTGGAGTATCAGATGCAGAGATGCGTGTTGTTGCAAAGCAGATTGCAATGGGCAACAAGACTATAGAAGATTATACAGTTGAACTACAGCAAGAGGCAAAGAAAGAATATCCTCAGTTTGCAGATAGATTTAGTAAGGACCCAACCTTAACAACATACGATATTGCTTCCCCTGTTATAAAAATGCTTGCAAGTACTTGGGAAAAAGATATTAAAGAAATTAAGATGAACAATCCACTTGTTATTTCATATTTAAACTACGCTGGTCCAGATGGTAAAGGCAAGCAACCATCATACTATGACTTGCTTCTCAAGGCAAAGAATGACCCTCAATATCAACTTACAAAAGAAGCAAACGAGAATGCACGTGATGCAGGCGTAGGACTTCTTAGAGCAATGGGAGCGGGTCTGTAATGGCTACAAAAGCAGAGTTAGTAAAACTTGCAGCAGACTTAAAAAGGGTACAACAAAACCTTGAAAAGGCAAAAGCGACAGCAACACAACAAACTACTGAAAGAAAATCATTTACTGCTCAATTAGTAGCAGATGACAAATCATTGTTTTCTCCTGCAACTGATGAACGTGGTGTTATTCCAGTTCCTGCTGGTGCTAAAGTGCCTAAAGTGCCCGCAACGCCTGCAGCGTCTGCAGCGCCTGCAGCGTCTGCAGAACCTGTGGCTCCAGTTAAAACAATGGCTATTGATACATTTAGAAACACACTTGCGCTATTTTTTGGCAAAGACGAAGTTGCAAAGCCTTGGGTTAGCGCCCTTTATAGCGTAACTTCAAAGTACTACAATACTGGTTCTACAATTGACGAGTCTTTAAATTTAGCCTTAATGGATTCACGTAACAACAAAGACCTAGAACCATTTACAAAGCGTTTTAAAGGTCTTTATGACCTACAAGATAAACTTGCTTCTGGCCTAGCAATCGAAGTACCAACTATTGCAGAGTTTTTTAAGTCAGAAATTGCCATGGGTGATGTTCTTCGTTTAGCAGGAATGGGTGACCTAGCAACTCAAGACTTCCTTGGTGGAATATTAGGGCTAGGTAAATCAGTCACTGAGGTAACCGCTCTTATCAACACTACATTTGCAGCCATTGACAACGCTCCAGAGGCCCTTAAAAGGGACCTTCAGACTATTGCTCCAGGAGTAGATAGAACCTCAATTGCAAGGGCTTTACTGCTTGGTAAAGACGGAGCAGAGTTAATCAATAAGCAGATTGCAGCAACAAGTGTATTCTCGGCAGCCAAGTCACAAGGTATTGGAATTGATATGACACGTGCTGGAGATTATGCAGCAAGAGGAACAGATTATCAATCAGCACTTACTGGATTTGGAGAAGTTAGTAAGAACTTTGCACCACTTCAGAAGTTAACCGAAATAGGTACTGGAATGAAGTCTAGTGCAGCAGAAGCACAGAACTTACTGTCCCAATCAATCTTTGAAAATAACGCAACAGCGCAACAAAAAATTGACGAAGAAGCCAAGAAAGAAATAGCACGCTTTCGTGCTTCTTCTGGAACGGCAGGCTCTCGTAGCCTAGCATCTAGTAATAGGGCAAATAGAAAAATATAATAAAATCCTGAGTGGACCTATCGGCCCCGCTTGGTGTACTAGACCGATAGCAAGAGCCAGCCTAATTCCCCGATTAGAATCTGTGGCTTGCGAACTAACTACGAATAGAAGGGTGGCGTTGCTATGAGCAACAACTACTGGGAAGACGAAGACGACGAACTGGATACAATCGAAGAAGCACCATTGGATGGAAATGACTTACTTAAAAAGTTACGAAAAGCCAAGCGTGTTGATGAGAAGCGTATCAAAGAACTCACAGAGCAACTTGAAGGATTCTCCAAGGCGCAGCGTGAGGCAATCGTTAAGTCTACACTAGAAAAGAAGGGCGTCAATCTAAAGGCTGCTCGCTTAGTAATGAAGGATTTGGACGATATTAACGAAGAGTCAGTTTCTAACTGGCTCAACGATAATGCGGACCTTTTCGGACTAAGTGCGCCAGAAGATAGTTCTATCATGAGTCAAGAAGACCGCGCAGCACTGCGCAATCAAGATTCACTCACACAGAACGCTTTGAGCCCAGACCGAGCAAACGATGTAGAGTACAGAATGTCCCAAGCAACATCCGAAGAGGACATCTTAGCAATCCTTCGTTCTCAACAGTAATTATTCATTCATAGTCACTTGGAGGTGACAATATGGCTAACGCCTTTACATCCACAGGTAGTACTTCTCTCGGAGGTACAGTTGGTGGTGCAGGTCTAGTTCAGAAGGCATATGACCGTCTTCTAGAGTTCGCACTCCGCGCCGAACCACTTATTCGTTCAGTCGCAGATAAGACCGCAACCAATCAAACAAACCCAGGTTCAACCGTAGTTCTACAGAAGTACGTTGACCTAACAGCAGTAACTGGTACATTGTCAGAGACAGTCGACCCAGATGCAGTAGCACTGTCAACACCAGACCTAGTTACAATTACTCTTAATGAGTACGGTAACTCTGTTCTTGTTACACGTGCGTTGGAACTATTCTCTCTTGCAGACGTAGACCCAGCAATCTCAAACGTTATCGCATTCAACCTTGCAGATTCTATCGATAAGGTTGCAATGGAAACACTTCGTGGCGGAACCAATGCAATCTACGGTGGTTCTGCAACATCAACAGCGACAGTAGCCGCTGCTTCGACACTTGACTCAGCAGACATCCGTAAGGCTGTTGCTAAGTTGCGTTCGAACAAGGCTGTTGCTCGCAAGGGTTCACTCTACTGGGTAGGTATTCACCCAGAAGTATCACATGACCTCCGTGCCGAGACAGGCGCAGCGGCTTGGCGTGACCCACATAACTACCAGGCTGGAGAACAAATCTGGGCTGGAGAAATTGGCTCATACGAAGGTGCATACTTCGTTGAGTCAGCACGTATGTTCTCAAGCAAGGCTGGCGCAGACCAGACAGCACTAGCAACTGCTCCTGCAGTAAGTGGTGTTTCTGGCGAGTTCACAATCGTAGTAGCAAATGCTGCTTTCGGTGCACGCGCTGAGGTCGGAGATAAAATCTCTGGAACTAACGTAGGTGCTTCTGCAAAGATTACAGCAATCGCTGTCGGTGCAACCAATACTACACTTACAGTTAGCGTTGCTAACTCAGGTACTGTTGGAACCGCTACTCTTACAGTAACACCAGTTACTCGCGTATTCAATACAATCGTATGTGGAAAGCAAGCATTGGCCCAGGCCGTTGCAGAAGAGCCACACGTTGTTATTGGTAACGTAACTGATAAGTTGATGCGTTTCCGCCCAATGGGTTGGTACGGCGTACTTGGCTTTGCACGTTACCGTGAAGAAGCACTTTATCGCCTGGAAACAGGCTCATCAATCGCTGCTCTCTAGTAGTTAATTGACGCTGTGGTAGGGGGATAAAACTCCCTATCACGGAGTAAGTTCACTAAGGAGGACTAATGGCAACTTGGTTATTTCAAACACCAACAGTAGCAGAGGGACCATCTGGAGGAGGCTCACGCCTATTCCAATTCTACAAGTTAGATGTTGGTATCTCTATCGTTAAAGAAGAAGGTGAATACTACCAAGCAAGATACTTGCTAGATTCAGACCTTGCTACATTCCAAGAAGTTTATCGTGGTGGAGCAAACCATATAGTTGACGATACTACCAAAGCAGCACTTATTGCTGGTGGAGTAGATGTAACAGAAGCAAACTTCACGGAACAGTAAGGGACACAATGACATTACATCAAATACAGAAACATCCAGAGTATGTAGAAGGTTGCTTTGGTTGTAAGGTAGGAACCTTAGAACTCAGTAGTGGCGATGCAGCCAAGCCAATTTCTGAAAAGAAATGGCAGGGGGAATTAAATGCCTATAGGGATGCTAGGTCTCAGGGTATTCAACCAGCAGGAACAAGTATGAAACATATACAAGAGGCACATAAAGCAAGTGAAACTCTCAACAAGCCTTACGATGCCAATACAATGCCTAAAGCAAAAGATATAAATAAAAAAACCGTAGCAACACTTAAACATACAGGAGCAATATAATGCCAAAAGTTGGAATGAAAGAATTTGCATACACACCTAAAGGTATGGCAATGGCCAAGATGGAAGCCAAAAAGACTGGTAAGAAGATGGCCAAGAAGGTTGCCCCAAAGAAATCTGCATCAAAGAAGGCAATGCCTGCATTTATGATGAAGAAAATGGGCAAGAAGAAGTAATGCACGTCTCTAAGCCAAAGCCAAGTTCTAAGCCAAAGTCAAAAGTAAATCAGGCAGGTAACTATACCAAGCCTGGAATGCGTGCTTCTTTATTTAAGAAGATTAAGGCTGGAACTAAGGGCGGAGACCCTGGAGAATGGTCTGCCCGTAAAGCGCAACTGCTTGCAGTTCAATACAAAAAGGCTGGCGGAGGCTACAAGTAATGGCACTCGCCAAGTCACAACAGTCCCTTAAGAACTGGACTGCTCAGAAATGGACAACCTCTGATGGTAAACCATCTAAGGGCAAGAAAAGATATTTGCCTAAGGCGGCTATGGCTGCTTTAACACCAGCGGAAAAGGCTGCAACTAATAAAGCCAAGGCCAAAGGTAATGCAAAAGGAAAGCAGTTTGTAAATCAACCTAAGGCAATAGCAAAGAAAACAAAAGGTTACAGATGAAAGACTCAAGACTAACTCGAGCAGGAGTGTCAGGCTTCAATAAGCCAAAGCGCACACCAAGTCATCCAAAGAAGTCACACGTTGTTGTGGCTAAGGTGGGAGACCAGGTTAAGACTATTCGTTTTGGTCAGCAAGGCGTCAGCGGTTCCCCTCAAAAAACTAAAGAATCAGCATCGTACGCTGCAAGACGCAAGTCTTTTAAGGCTCGCCACGCAAGTAATATATCCAAAGGTAAAATGAGTGCCGCATATTGGGCAGATAAGGTAAAGTGGTAAAATGGCAACAAAGCCAAATAAAAACATCAGAGTCTCACAGAAGACTATTGACCAGATTAAGAAGATGGGCATGACAGCATCTCTTAAACAGATTAAGGATTATGCTAACCAGGGTCAAGGCACTGGAGCAGCAGGAAAAACAACACGTCAAGAAGGTATGAACCTAGCAAAGAATAGTGAGTTTGCCGAGGGAGTCCGTCGCATGTACGGAGACCGTCGTAGCGCTGCTGCTCGTACACAGTTTTCACCAACTACTATGCGTGGACCAAGTGCTGCAAAGACTGCTCCTAAGATGTCTCAAAAATCTAATGGAGGCGGAAAGTATGTAGGTTCTACATTCGTTCCAAATAAGGCGGAAGCAAAGCCAACATCAACAGCAAAGCCAACATCAACAGCAAAGCCAACATCAACAACAAAGCCAAAATCAACAGCCAAGTCAAACAATAACACTAGGAATAATATCCTCAAGGGTGTTGGAGCAGCAGCAGCCGTAGGGCTTCTTATTGCAGGACGTGGTAAGGGTGCTGGACTAGCAACAAAAATGGCTCCTGGACTTATGAAGAATAAGTTTGCACAGGCTGCTCTTACTGGAGAAATTAAGAAGGCTGCACCAAAAGTTATTTCTAAGGTTAGCACAAAGTCTTCTACAGCATTAACAAAGGCTAAAGATGCAGCAGTCAAGAAGACTGCAACAAAGAAGGCTGCAGAAAACAAAATGAGTCAAAATATAACAAAACGCGCAGGCGGTAGTGTTACCAAAAAATACAAGGCTTTAGGTAAAGAAGTTGGGGATGACCTAGGTTTTAAGCCACAATCGCTCCGAAAGGCTCAACCACAATTAAAAACATTTGCTGAAAAACAAGCATTTATGAAAAACGCACTTGCTGGAAAACCCATTGCTAAGAAGGCTGCATCAGCACTCAAGAAAACTGGACTGTCCGCTGGAAAACGCTTTTATGCTAATGCACCTAAAGTAAAACCAACAAAAAGTAAATAATTTAGAAAGAGGCTAATGCTATGCCAAGTGTTCCAGGTTTAGAAATCACTGCTGAACTTAATCGTTTAGCGAATGGGGGAGATTACCCTTCTAGGAATTTATTCCTTGCAGACCAAGGAGCAGCAAATGCTTGGGCTGGGACATCTGGTTTAGGCATTCTTGCTGCTCTTAATATCAAGGCTAGCGCAGAACGTCAACCTAAAGATTACAAGGGCCTCAACGCTGTATGTAACGAACTTGCTTCTACTACTGGACTATCTGCTGTTGCAGCATTAAGGACTATCAATGCCTAATCTATCTGATATGATTAATGAAGTACTAATTAACCTTGCAGGTTACACATACCAGCAAGATAGAACAACTTACATTATTGAAGATGTCCCAGATACTGCCTCAACCATTGCAGCACCAATCATCATTAAGTTAGCCTCAACTGATAATATCGGTAAAGGAACTATTGAGATTAACGAAGAACTAATGTGGATTGATTTATTTGACCGTGTATCTAATACTGCAACTATCCCACCCTATGGTCGTGGGTACCTTGGCAGTTCAAGAAATGCACACGTTGCTGGAGAAAAAGTAACAATTAGCCCAACTTTTCCACGGCACGTTATCAAGAAGTCTATCAACGATACTATCTCAGCATTTGGCTCTAGCCTCTTTGCAGTCAAGACTACATCTTTTGTATTTAATGCAGCACAGACTACATACGAATTTAACAACTTAAAGATTCAAAACATCATGTCAATTATGTGGCAAGATGTTGGACCATCAGAAGAATGGATTCCTATTCGTCGTTGGACTTGGGATTCACTAGCATCTACTGCAGCATTTGGTGTTGGAGCACAGACTGTTACCATTGGCGACTTTGTACAGTCTGGACGTACTGTTAAAGTAGTATACTCCACAGACCCAATACCGTTTACAGTCGACACACAAGACTACTCAACACAAACTGGACTACCAAACTCTACACGGGACGTAGTAATCCTTGGTTCAGCATATAGACTGCTTGCATATTTAGACCCTGCACGTACTGCACAAGTTAGCCCACAGGCTGACGAAACAGACACTAAGCGTCCATTTGGTGCTGGTCAATCAGCAACCAAACAGTTATACGCTTTATACCAGCAACGCCTTCAAGAAGAAACACGAAGACAACAGTCTACGTACCCAATTCGAGTCCACTACAGCCGATAGGTAGATAAATGACAATAAGAAAATATTCCTCCAGAGCGCAACAGACATCTCTCTCTGCCTCACTTACTGATACGGCAACAAGTTGTGTAGTCTTATCTGCCTCAGCGCTACTTGGTGGACAGGGCGTAACTTCTGGTACAACATTTAGTGTTGTTATTGACCCAGATACCGCATTAGAAGAAATTGTAGATGTTACGGTTGTTGCAGGCAATACGCTTACAATAACACGTGGAATCGAAACAGGAACAAGTGGAACTAGCGGTTCTGCTCACTCTGCTGGAGCCAAGGTTCGTCACATGGCTACAGGTCGTGACTTCCGCGAAGCCAATGAACATAGCGAGAATGTTACAACTGCACACGGAATTACTCTTGATAACCTAGTCAAGACTACAGATACTGGCACAGTATC